CTAATACCGTTGGTGGTGGTTCCGGCAGCCTTTATGCTTCATCGGCGATCATTGAACTTTCAAAAGCCCAAGACAAAAAAGGAACAGACGTTGTTGGTGCCATCATCACGGCCAAGAATATCAAATCTCGTTTTGCTAAAGAGAAGATGAAAGTTAAGTTCAACATCAACTTCAACAAAGGTCTCCAACGTTATTCTGGACTCCTTGAGATTGCTGAGGTGATGAATGTTTTGATTCCGGTCAAGCGTTCATATGCATTTAACCCAACTGGTGAAATTCCAAAAGATTGTCAGGGTGCAAGTAAGGAAGCAAAGGCCAATTACGATAGATGGATTACAACAATGCCTCTATTCAGTGCGGGAATGCTTGATCCAACCGACCCGATTGTCTGGGACAAGATTCTTGAAGATGGGTTCGCTGACAAGCTCCGGGATATCTTCGGGTATCAATCAGCAACACAATGCCTTGGATTAATGGAAGACGAATCAGAAGAATAATAATTCACAACAACATAAAAATAAATGGCCGCAAATGTATTTTTCTATTTACATTTGCGGCCATTTATTTTATAATCTATCTCCTTCAATAAAAACACCCCGTTTTTCTCAGAAGCAAATCCCAAATAAATTCAAGTTTACATTAGAGATCGCCGGCTCTTAGGAGTTGCCCTGTCTTTAGTGTTGGAGAAGTGAATGTTAAATCAGGCCATTATTAAAAGCTTGTTTGAAAGTCCAACCTATTTCAATAAGACCATACATCATCTAACACCAGAACTATTTGATAATGATGCGCAGGGTGTAGTTGTTCGTAAAATCAAGGATTATTCCGAACTCTATAAAAGACAACCGAAGTGGGCCGATATTAAATTACTCATCAAGAATGACCTTAATCTGAATGAAGGAGTTACAGATGAGGCTATCGAATTTATTGATTCGTGTAAAGGCGCAGAGGAAGTTGCCGATGATATGCTTATCACCGAATCCGAAAATTGGGGAAAGCTACGTTCGCTTGAGAATGCCATTATGGATTCTCTTAAAATCATGCAGGACCCGAAGTCAAATAAAGGAATCATTGAGGATATCATCAAGCAGGCTCTTCGGTTTGGGTTTGCACAGACGCTCGGCCACGACTATTTTCGTGATGCACCGACACAGTACGAGTACTATACCACACAAGACGAAGTGATGCCAACTGAAGTTGAGTCAATGAATCAATCGCTCGGTGGTGGCTATCGTCGCAAAGCAATCTACGTTTATATGGGTCGGACAAACATCGGTAAGACTCTTTGGATGTGTCATGAAGCCGCAGCATTAATGCGTAAAGGTTACAACGTTCTTTATGTCTCTGCTGAAATGTCTGAAGAGATGATCCGCACACGCCTTGATGCAAATCTCCTTGAGTTTATGACAGATGAACTTGGGATGCAACTTGATAAAAAGGAGTACTTCAAGAAGGTTCGTGAACTGTATGACAAAACGACCGGTCGTTTAAAAATCAAGGAGTATCCTAGCGGAACGGCATCAGCCAACACCATCCGTGCTTTGATTAATGACTACAAACTTAAGGAAGGTTTCGTTCCTGACGTTATCATTCTCGATTATCTCAACATCTTTGCCAGCTATCGTCTCCCCGCCTCTGCAATATCCAATCAGTATCTATATGTCAAATCTGTAACAGAAGAAATGCGCGGTCTCGGAGCATCTTTTGAGAACGGCGGTTTCAACTGTGCGGTCATCTCTGCAACACAAACAAACCGCGGTGGATCAGAAGCCGGTGTTGACACTGGTATGGAAGATATCGCTGACTCATTTGGCCTTCCGATGACGGCTGATTGGATGGGGGCTATCATTCAGAACCCAGAATTGTTCAAACTATGTAAGTACCTTCTGAAAGTTATTAAGACACGGTTCGGTGCAAACAACTATGAGATCTATACGGTCGGTGTTAACAGAAGTCATATGAAGTTACATCAGCTTGCAGAGAGTGAACAAGAGTTGCCGCTGCATGTAAAAGATCAGTTGAAGGTTGAAGAAGCCACCAGGTATAAGAAGAAAAATGCCGAGGCAACAGAAGACGTTCTTGCAAGATTTACATTTGAGGAGTAATAAATGAGAATAGTTAAACCACCAGAATTTTACCAAACAAAAGGATTCTCTGTCTTTCTTGCCGGCTCAATAGAGATGGGAACCTGTGCTGATTGGCAGAATGAGTTGATTCAATTAGTGGAAGATCACACGGAATGGTCGTCGAACTTTACAATTTATTCACCTCGCCGCGATGATTTCGATGCAACACAAGATCAACACATCTCGAATCCGTACTTCTTCCAACAAGTTACATGGGAGCTTGATTACATTGATAAGTGTGATGTTGTTGTGATGTATCTTGATCCAGTAACAAAATCACCGATCTCATTATTCGAACTTGGTTATCTTGCTGGTAAATGCCCACAGAAATTGGTCGTATGTTGCCCAGATAGGTTTTATCGCAAGGGTAATGTTGACATCATATGTCACCGTTTTGGAATAGAGCAAGTACCATACATCGCCTCTCTTGCCGGTGCATTGATTTATAAGGAGTCACAACATGGTAAACATTGATATGTCTCACTATCTTTATCGGTTGATCTATGCAACCACTAAAGACCTGTTCGATAAGAACGAGGAATATGGTACTGATGAAGATACGGTCGGTTCAAAGAGAAAATTAAACCGTCATTATATGATGCATATTCTAATGCGTGGTCTTCTATCACGGGCTCGTGTTTTTGGATGTTCGGTGACAAATCCTCTAATCGTTGCTCTTGATGATAGCCCAACATGGCGTCACATATGGTTTGAAAAAAATCGACACAACATTGATGTTTACAAGGAACGATCATATAAACAGGGCCGTGATAAGAATGACGACTATCCGTGGCCTGATATCTTCTCGGCTTATAATGAATGTATGGACATTCTCGATAAGTATAGCGATTTTATCGTACTACGGTGTAAAGAAGCAGAGGGCGACGACGTCATTGCGATCACAACAAGACACTATGCCGCAAAAGGCGAGCCTGTTTTCATCGCTGGTTCTGATAAAGATTTTAAACAGCTACAACAGGAAGGTGTTCATATTTATGATCCCATGACGAATAAATATTGTCCACCGATCAATACCGACTTTCAGCTTCAAACTTTGATTATAGCCGGCGATAGAGGAGACGGTTGTCTTCCTATCAAGAAAGGAGTTGCACAAAAGACAGCTGAGAAAATTTATAAGGCTGGGATTGAGACATTTCTCAAAACGGAAAAAGGGGCGAGGGAGATTTACGAGTTCAATCGTACACTAATTGACTTCAATTATATCCCCGCCGATGTCAAGAATGGAATTATTTCAGATCTGACTGAAAAGAAACATATGAACTTCAATTCTACGGAGTTGATGAAGTTCTTTGTTAAGTACGGCCTGAAAGACATTGCAGCGCAGATGAACAATTTCAAAATGAACACCCCCGTGATCAAGACAAAACTCAACACACCACAACAAGAAAAAAAGAAATCGCATGACGCGATGATGAATTCTAATTTGGAGGATTTTTTCTCATGAAGAAAACAGTAGAAGTACCAGTGAATACCCTAATTCATATGTTCAGAAAAGAACAAGACCCAGTCCTTAAAACACAGATCATTGACCTTGCAATTAATGGTGTTGAGACAAAGGCATTCGAGTCACTCGTCAGAGAGTATGAAGAGAATATGTTGATTTCTACAGGATTACCAATCAACGAATCGACTGTCATGAATTGTGTTACCAAAATAATGGAAGAAATTGCAAATTACAGAACACCGCTATCACAACAACCCAAAACCAAGCAGTCGATGGATGACTATTTGAGCTTACTCAGATAAGGAGATCATAATATGAAGATGGAAGATTACTTTCATTGCAGCGCAAAAATTCGCATAGAGAATTGCACAAAGACAACAAATGTATGTTGTCTGCAGTGCGATGACGCCGGAAGATGTTCCTCTGTAAATAAATTCCCCCGCCCCTGTAATGCTTCTGATTTAGAACAAGACGAAATTTGCGAATTCGCTGTTTAATAGTTGACATCAAACCCCAATGGGATTATAATATCTGACCTTCCTATGATTGACTACTTTACCGAAATAGAGTTCATCCATAAACTCAACCTACGAAATCTTCGCCAAGAAGGCCGTAACTTCCGTTTCTCTTGTCCTCTGTGTAATGAAGGCAAGTCTCCGTGGAAGAGACGCGGTTACTATCTTTTTGACAACGGAACGAGAGGGCACAATACTTTCTGCTGTCAGAACGGTTGTGAACCAAGGTCATTAAAAACGCTTATAAGAGACCTTGATTACGAGCTCTATAAACAATATTGCCGGGTCGAAAAAGACGAGCTGGTGAAGGAATTGAAATCCGGAAGGTCTATATTTAAAAAGAGGACGATCGCCAAGTTTACTGAAGGGTCATCAGAACCAAAATACGTTTTTAAATTAAGTCCACGTACATTCACCCCCGCCCGCAAAATTCCAAAGGCCGTTGAATATTGCCGCTCGAGGAAATTCCCAGATGCCATCATTGATACCCTTTTCTTTGGTACTAAGAAAAACACCGACTTCTACAATATGTTGATTTTCCCACTCAGTTACGACGAAGAAAGCGTTACTGGTTTTCAGGGTAGAACTATCGAAGGTAAGAAGCGGTTTCAGACATTCACCAAGAATGATTCATTCAAGGTCTACAATTTCTTCAATGTTGATTCAGATAGAAATGTTTATGTTCTTGAGGCCATCATAGATTCGTTCTTCATCGACAATGCCATCGCAATGTTAGGTTCTGACCTATCGGTGACCGTTCGGAAAACACTGAAGCATCCGATATTTTGCTTTGATAATGACAGGACCGGTTGGGAGAAAAGTCTCAAGTACCTTAATCAAAATGAAAGAGTATTCATTTGGCCGGATCAGTTACAATCGAAGGATTTTAACGAACTGATCTGTAAAGGTGTTACACCACCACAGATCAAGAAAATGGTTGATGAAAACATATTCTCTGGTCCACAAGGAATAGCCAGGGTCATGTTAAAACTTGGGAGACTGAAGAGAGGAAGGTAATAAATAAATGGCTGTAATGGTTGAAGTTAAATGTCCGACCTGTAAGAAGGTGTATCGTACGGGGGTGCCGGCGAGGATGGGTTACATCAGCGAGCTTCTTTGTAGTGACTGCGAAAAGTTAGAAAAGGAAGTTAAAGAGAAGGCTCATTTTGATGTGCTCGATTCCATGACGATTGACGAAAGAGTTCGCCGAATCGAGAAGATTCTTTACGATATGAGTGTTAACCCCAAACCGGAGCGATTTGATCCTTATGCTCTCATCGGATAATAATTATGAATGTACCAGAAGAAATTCAAAAGGAGTATCATGTAGTAATAGACTCCCTCATCGATCTCAACAAAAAGTACAGAGAGGCATTTTCATCGAAGATAGAAGATCTTCTATCACCGGGTTTATATGCAATGGAGTGCTGCACCGTCAAAGTCGATATTGGTCGGCAGACAGGTAAATCATCATACATCAGACAGCATGCTGGCCCACATGACCTTGTCATAACATTCAACGAAGCATCTGCCAGGGAAATCGGACGTGATCTATCATCATCGGTCGTTTGTGTTAGAGATCTTGACGTTGATGTAAAATATATCAAACCGCTTAATAAGGTTTACATCGACGAACCACAAGCAGTATTCAGAATCATCCCCGCCGTTACAATCTACAATCTCCTAACAATGAACAACCAAAAACCCACCTTTATCCTTCTCGGATAATTTTTCAAACAAATACCCCACTACAAGGAGCACCACATGCCATCATACGTTTTTGTATGCGACCGGGAGGAGTGTAAGAATCCCGTCGAACGCATTGTGCCTATGCGAGATCATGACGAATTAAAGAAAAACATTCGTTGTGAAAAATGCGGAAGTACAATGTCTCAGGAAATACCAAACCAATTTCGTTTTAAATTAAAGGGCAATGGTTGGTCCGATCAAGAATATGGAATCACCGACATGGAGACCGATAAGAATCTTGACGGTGAGAAACGAATTGAAGAGATAGCAAAAGATTATGTCCGCGCTGATCGAGAAGCCAACAGAAAATAATAGGAGCACTACATGAATTTGAATTTTTTTATTAATGAGTTTCAGCATGATATTTGGAGTGATCACTATCGGTTCAACGGTGAAACAATCGAAGGAATGATGTGGCGACTTGCTAGTGGTATTCTCCATGATGGCGGTCCCGTAATGCAGCAAGCATTATTTGATGCAATGATGTCCCGCCGCATCTCCTTTGGTGGTCGTGTTATTGCTAACACAAATACATCATACGGTAAAACGAACTCGTTCAACTGCTACGGTGCACAAAGAGCAAAAAAACCTTATGACTCTATTCAGGGAATCTTCACCGATCTTCTGAATGCCGCGGAGATTTTGAAAACAGAAGGTGGGATCGGTTTTAACTTCAACCATATTCGGCCACGTGGTACACTCATCAAAGGTGTACGTGTCGGGACCCCGGGTGTTGTTTCATTCATGGACATTTATAATGTCAGTGCAGACGTCATTACTCGTGGTGATTCCGGTGAATTACACCAAGATGACGGGAAACCAACAAAAAAGAAAATCCGCAAGGGTGCACAAATGGCGATGCTTGATTGCCGCCACCCCGAGATCATTGATTTCATCGAGGCCAAGAAGATTCCTGGTCGTCTGACGAAATTCAATATGTCAGTTATCGTCACCGATAAATTTATGGAAGCCGTCGCTGCCGATGATGACTGGGAACTATGGTTCCCCGATATCCGTTATGAAAAATATGACGAGCTGTGGGATGGTGATTTTGATAAATGGGAAGAGGCTGGACTTCCGAAATATGTTTACAAAACAATAAAGGCATGCGATCTCTGGGAACTTCTTCTCAAAAATACATATACACGCAATGAACCCGGTATCTATTTCATCGATAGCGCAAATCGTTTTAATAATCTCATTTATTATCAGAAAGTAACCGGAACTAATCCCTGTGTTGTTGGGAACACCGTTGTTAAGACTGATGGTGGCGATATTACAATCCAAGAATTATGTGATCGTTATAAAGCTGGTGATAAATTTAAAGCATTAACAATGAACACCGAAACACTTTGTCTTGAATACGAAAACATCGTATTTGCTGATAAAACAAGAAATAACACGGATGTTATTAAAATTGAGTTGGATGATGACATGATTCTTGAATTAACACCAGACCATAAAGTGTTTACGGAAAATCGCGGTTACGTCGAGGCGGCATTATTAAACGATGACGATATTTTACTGCTTGTAGATTAAATATCAAAAAACCACATGGATTTATAAATATTTCTAAAAAGGAGTATTTATGAATCCATGGAATAAAGATACACTTAGATTTGACTTTGATACAACACATAAAGATGAATTGATTAAATTTTATAAAAATGTAGTTTCGTATCCAAAGGCAAAAAGAAAACAGGCACTGGTTGATACAAAACGCCCCACAGAAGAAACGATAAAATATCTAAAAAGTGTATATGATGATGGATATGGTTTAAAAGTTATCGCTAGGGAAATCGGCCTTACATATTCTAGAATACGATCATTATTCGTCTATTTAGAAATAGATATCAGACGTGGTTATGACATATCGACATCAAAAACAGATGAATTCCGTAGTGCTCGTGTTAAAGGCAATAAGAATCCTTGGTATGATTGGACAAACAGAATACCAGAGATGCATGCATCTACGTCAAAAGGAATACAGGGATATTTTAAAAGGAAAAATGGCCAATTCGTATGGTTAAGATCTACATGGGAATTCATTTATGCAAAATGGATTGATGATAAAAACATTAATTGGGAGTTTGAAGGAGAACACTTTCATTTATCAAGCGGTGAAAGTTACCGCCCCGATTTTTCAATTTTTGATGATAATGGTCAACTTCTATACATCGTCGAGGTTAAGGGTTTTTTTAAGAATAGAATGTATAAAATTGATTTGATGAAGAAGGACTATCCTAACATTAAAATGATCGTTATACACGACATATCTAAATATTGTAAAAATTATCACGAGGAGCTTAAAATATGGAAACAGGAACGAATCCTGCTAAAGTAATTAGAAAACGAATTAAAAGAATAACCGTCATTGAAAATCAGGATGTCTATGATATTCAAACAACAACAAATCATAACTTTTTTGCTAATAATATATTAGTTCATAATTGCGGAGAGATAGCAATGTTGGCTGATGCCGGTATTGTCGAGATTGACGGCGTCATCTATGATCACCTTGGTGATATCTGTAACCTCGGGCATATCAATGTACCAATGTACTATGATAAGAATAAAGGATTTGACTGGGAAACATATGCGGCCGATATTGCTCTCCTCGTCCGTTCACTTGACTCTATCATTGATGTTTCTGGTTATCCGCTCCCGGGAATCGAGGCATCGGCACAACTTCGCCGTAAGATCGGTTGTGGTCTCCTCGGTTACGGTTCTCTGTTGATGATGATGGGTTTCAAGTATGGATCACGGGATGCAAACGCATTCACACAACAACTAATGGCAACATATGCAAATGCGGCCTATCATGCATCGGCCATGCTTGCTAAGGAGAAAGGTTCATTTAAACTCTTTGATGTAGATCTAATTTTTAACGGTGGGTTCGTCAAAAATTCGGGCGTTCTTACAAAGAACACTCTTGATGCAATTCGTCATTATGGTCTTCGTAACTCCCAACTGCTAACCGCCGCGCCGACGGGAACTACGGGAATTCTTATGGGGCTTGTATCAGGTGGAATTGAGCCAGTCTTTGATCTTGACTACATTCGTTGGGTAACTATTACCTATAAGATACATGAGGAACTAAGAGGACTGGCTTACCCTGATGTGACAAAGGGTGAATGGTTTGAAACGAAAGACTTCGTTGCAGAAAAAGTTGGCGATGACGATGTACTGATGTCAACATGCCGCAATTATTACTTTGACAAAAATCGTGGTCTCGTCAAGAAGACGGAATGTATGGACTTTGGTTGGTTGTGGTGTAAAGAGAATCTTTCAGTTGAAGAGATGGAAAGATATAAAGCCAATGGCGCATTCACGACGGCAATGGACCTCACCGTTGAAGAACACATTGACCCGTTTACCATCTTCTCCTCACACATCGATAACTCTATTTCCAAGACTGTTAACCTTCGTGCTGATTATCCTTATGAAGAGTTTGACCAATTATTCCGTAAGATGTGGCGGGACGGCGTAAGGGGTATCACAACCTACCGTGAAGGTACCATGATGTCGGTACTTGAAACGAAAAAGAGTAATGATGGAAGTTCAATCAAAATGCAACAGCATGAATTTTTTGATTCGTGGAAAGATCACCAGGATGGACATATTTTCCTTGATGATGTTTCGCTCCCAGATGAATATCCGATGAAGGGTTACAAGATCAAGTCCGAAGGTAAAAAGTGGTATGTTTCGGCTGCATTCAAAGATCACGAAATGAAACGCCCCTTCGCTATCTTCGTACAGACAAATAACCGCGAGCCTGATGTCAATACCCATGCTTGTATTGAGGCGCTAACGGAAATTGCAAAGAATGCCGGTATTGCTCCACATATCATTGATGATAACGATTCAAAGATGATCGGTAACACAAATGTTACAAAGATCGCAAGGACGCTGAGCTTATTGCTTCGTCATAACATACCAATCATTGACATTATTAAAACTCTTGATACACTTGATCTACCGATCGGTTCTTTTATTTTCAGAATCAAAAAATTCATTGCGAATTTTATCGATGAAGATGATCTGATGGCTGAAATGACATGTCCCGAATGCGGCGGTCATGAATTCAAAATGTCAGAGGGTTGTCCGATCTGTAAAACATGTAGTTGGACAAAGTGCGGTTAACACAACACTGGGTGGTTCTGAATTCAGAACCACCCAGTTCAATTAAAGAAAGGTTAAACTAATGTCTGAAGAAATCGTTGTTAACCATCACTCAAAATTTAGCAAGTGTCCAACGGATGTATATGCCCTTGTATTATATGGTTATGCCGATCTTATGTCTAAGAATCTTGCCGACAAAGGATTAGTGATAGACATTAATGAGGTGATTTCCGCAACAATCGGAAATGAGGTTGTTGGTATCATGGTGTTCTTTGAAACAGAAGCTGATTATATTTGGATAAACTTGGCATATGTAAAAGAAGAACATAGGAACAAAGGCATCTACAAAGCAATGCTCGGTTGTTTGAATGAAGAAGCGCGGTCCCGGGATATTAAATCACTTCGCTCTGGTACTGGGATAGAAAATGAAGTGATGATTGTTGTTAAAGAGAAAGTCGGGTTTGTTAAAACATACATCATGCATGAATATAAAATTGAGGATGTCGATCAATGCGAAAAATAAAAACATCAACGGTTCGCCAATTGGCAAAATCGGTTTTAAAAGAAAGGGTGACACAGCCAACGAAATGTAGTTGTGTTGCGGCCGTCATTGCAATGGCAACACACTCTCCGATAACAGATATCTTTGAACACTGTGGACATGATGGGTCATCTCGGGGTTTCTATCTAAAGGAAATGATTGCCTTTATGGTAAAGTGTGGTTACATGGTCGGCACCTATCCCGAATTAAAACCGGCCTACACTAACTACTATGACGGTGGGGTGAATGGCGCCGCCATCGGCGATACATTGTACTTAAAGTTGTCAATGGATTCTCCGGCGATGTTGACGGTGCGGAGTGAAAAGTATGAAAGTGGACTTCACGCTGTGTTCTGGGATGGTTCATCGGTTAGAGACCCCAACCCTGACGTCGAAGATCATCGCCCTTTATCAGATTATCATATTCTTGACATCATACCGATCAACTTAATTTGGGGTTAATGTTCATTCTTATTGACATTCATCGTCTAATGTATTAAAATACACCTCTTATCCAATCAAGGAGGTTGTTTTATGGCAAGAAGAACGACGTGCCCGGTGCCATTTACATGTCCAGACATCAATTCGGTTATACATGAAATCAAATCAACGGTAGAAGACCTTCAATTACTCGAATCCGATTTCATGTCAATGACGCCGAATGATATTATGAAAATGTTATCAGAGGCCGCCGACCGATTGAATGATCTTATTAGTGGAAATAAGTCGGCCCTTGAAGAAATACGAGAAGCGAATCATAACCTGCGTGAATGGGGCGCTGATTTAGAAGAGGCATCCTGGAAGCTCGAAGACACAATTTCTAATAATGGCGACGAAATTGAAGATCTCAAAGATCAGGTTGGTTCATTAAAGGACGAAATTGATTCTCTCGAAAATCAAATCGAAGAATTACGAAAAAACACATATTAAATTATTGGAGATCATCAAAATGAAACAAAGAATTATTCCAATCGGCGATGTACACGGCTGTCTCTACTCACTTGCAAAATTACTAGGTTTAATCAAACCAAAGACGAACGATGTCATTGTTTTTCTTGGGGATTATATTGACCGCGGACTTCGTTCGAGTGGTGTCATTGAGGCACTGATTGATATGAAACGCACCTATCCAAACATGGTTTGTCTGAAGGGCAACCACGAGGATATGTTTATACGAGCACTTGCCGGGGACAGATATCAAGAGGGGTTGTTTCTCTATAATGGTGGGACCATGACGGTTGATTCATACACGGTCAAAGAAACACCACCGGTCGTCGGTGAAGAATTTGAAATGGGTGGGGTGAAATTTATATTACCGGATTCTCATAGAAAGTTTTTAGATGAACTCCCAACTCATTTTGAAACAGACGATTACATTTTTGTTCATGCCGGGCTTTACCCAACGATCGAACTCAAAGATCAAAACGATCAAGATAAGATGTGGATTCGTGCTGACTTTCTTGAGTCAAAATGTAAGTGGGACAAGATCGTAGTGCACGGCCACACACCAGGAACATGGCCACACATTGACGAGCGTCGTATAGGTCTTGACACCGGTGTTGTGTTTGGTGGACGATTGACGGCGCTTGACTTAACGAATGACATTCTGTACTCTGTTGGCAAACACCCAATGGATAAACTCAAATAAAGGATAAAAAACGAATGTCAAATTAAACACCAATAAGTGCACGATCGTGTATACTTTTTATAAATAAAATAAAAGCCAATCACAGGAGATGCACTTATGATTTTAACGGAGCTAGAAATTTGTAAAGATAGAAGAGGATGGCGTTCAAAAGATGGTTTCAGGGGAATGCAGCTCATTGACGTGTGTTGCGACAAATGTAAACATGTTTTTAATTCTTCATATAATTGTGTAAGAAATAATAGGGAAAAACATCATAAGGATTTGTGTGGTGGTTGTCGAAGTGCAGCCGCCAATATAGCGAATTCATCAAGGCGTAAAGGGAAAACATTTGAAGAAATTCTCGGCACAGAGAAAGCAAATAAGGCAAGGGAAAAACTAAAATTGTATGTTGGTGAAAGGGCCTCAAATTTTGGGGGGAAATTTAACGGCCCCGGACAACATATTGCAAACGCAAAACGCATAGGAAAAACATATGATGAACAATATGGAAAAGAAAAGGGGGATTTAATAAAGAAGAAGTTGTCTCGATGCGGAGAAAAAAATCATATGTTTGGTAAAGCCGCCCCGGTTGGTTCTGGTCGAGGTATATCCGGAATGTATGAGGGTTTTCATTTTCGAAGCACTCTTGAATTGACATTCATCAAACATCTTGTTACAATAAAGATTCCGTTTGTTTCTGGGGAGTCTAAGGAATATCGAGTTGAATATGAAAAAGATGGTTGTAAGAGAAACTACTACCCGGATTATGTCTTGGGTACGGGGGAGATTATAGAAATAAAACCATCACGATTAATTAATTCGGATGATAATAAATTGAAATTCGCCGCAGCAATTAATTTATATAGGGAAAGATTTAAAGTTTTAACCGAAAAGGATTTTCCAACATACAAGACAGAATTGGCTGAAGATTTTATTGCCGGAAGAATTAATTTAAGCGAGCATAATAAAGGAAGATTTGAAAAATATGTTGGACTACAAAAAAGGCATGAATTTTTTCAAGAAGAACAATCTGACCCCACGTCAAATACAAATTGAATCTATTACAAAGATAATAAATGCATTAAATTCCGGAAAACGATTTGTGTTATTAAGCGCGCCGGTGGGCGTCGGAAAGCAGTTCATTGCACAGGCAATTGCTGAGTCAGCTCGCAATGCCCACATCATCACTTCCTCTAAACAACTTCAAGATCAGTACAAGAATCCCGGGGGTGTTGTTGACCTTCGCGGTAAGGGAAATTATAAGTGCGGTATTAATCAACTGATGACATGCGAATCTGCTCCCTGTGCAGCAATGCCGCAGATCATCAGGCAGTGTCAAGCTCGTCAAGTGTGTCCGTATATCAATCAACGAAACAAGGCAATGGAAGCACCCGTGATGCTGACCAACTATGCATACTATCTCTTTGCCCGATTGTGTGGTCCACTATCTGACGAGAAGCAAGTTACACCCCGTGAAGTTTGTATCATGGACGAAGCCCATGCCCTTGAAGGTTATCTTGTTGGATTTGCGGAGATCATACTCAAACCGGCAGAACTAAAAGAGCGGTACGGTATTTCTGATCTGACATGGTTCTTCAACGGGTCAAAGAATGAGGATATGAAGGTTCTTGTTTCAATGACGAGGGCAATCATGGCTCGTAAAGCAGAGTGGACGAAGGACCGTGATAACATTTATGCTGATAATGGCATTGATGAAAACACACCGATGCAGAACATATCTAAACCGATCCTCGAGAAGATCAATAAGATTAGTGCAAAGGTCAGTGATATTGATAAGGTCGTTAAGAAGCTCGAGATTTACTTTGAACGTCGAGACCTTGAAGAATGGATCGTCGAATCAAATGCCGACGAGAATCACCTGACTATCACACCTCTTTCGGCTCGTGGTCTTTTTCAAAAGTTCATTGGGGAATCGGCGAGCAAGTTTGTATTCATGTCAGCAACAATCGGTTCTGCTGTAGAATTTGCTCGTGAGCTTGCTTTGCCGGCCGATCAAGTCGAATACATTGAAGTTGATTCTCCGTTCTCTCCAGATATGTCACCGATCATCGTCCTTCCCATTGGTAAGATGAACTACCAAAACATCACAGCAACACTACCGAAAATTGCTGATGCTGTTGACCACATCATGGATCATCACAAGACAGAAAAGGGAATCATACACAGCGTCAACTATCGTATCACCGATGATATTGCTAAAAGGGTTAAAAGAAACCGATCACGATTGCTCAGTCGTGGTATGGACCCCGTGAACTTCAAGTTCGGAATCAAGAATGATGTTCTGATCAAGAAACACATGGAATCGAGAACACCAACTGTTTTGCTCAGTCCTTCTATGAGTGAAGGTATAAGTCTTGATGACGATCTTGCTAGGTTTCAGATTATAGTCAAGCTCCCATTTGCAAGCATGGCTGATCCGCGGGTTAAAGCGAAGATGAAAGAAGGTAAATGGTATGTTAATCAAATGCTGAAGGAAATCATGCAAGCAAGCGGGAGAGCTACAAGATCAGAAGAAGATCACTCGGTCACATATGTACTTGATAGTAGTTTTCCTTTTTTTATAGAACAGTGTAAAAATGAATTACCAAAATGGTTTGTTGATAGAATTCAGATGTAAAAACATGACCGGCCTTCGTGTGATAAGGAGAAATGAATGCATGGAAAAGATTAGTAATTGCTGTTGGGAGAAAAAATAGAATGATGGGACCCGACGGCCCTGACTTTCAAGATGTTAGTATCTGCCCACATTGTAAGGAACACTGTGAATTTGTTGAAGATGACAAGGATACATTATGGTTAGAACACGTCAAAAAGAAAACACAGATTCTTGATATAATTACTACACAGTATGGCGAACAATTGATACTCGGCAATCCATATTTACTTTATTACTATGGTGAAATTGATGGTGTGAAAAGACCAGCAAGAGTCGGTTGTCATCTCGGAGACGAGTTAGTCACTACATCAAGAATAGAAAAAACAGATGGCTTTGTGCGATGGTTGACGGTCGAGGATCGTGAATATCTTAATAGTATAATCAAAGATGAAATATATCATCGGATTATGCATGGGAATAATTGTTGGGTTACAAGAATAAAGGAGGAATAGAAAATGTTACATGAAATAAAAGACAATGATAAATGCCCAAATTGCGGGAACCTCTTAATTATCACCGGGGTCCTTCCTGGGAACAGAGTTAAACGTGAGTGCACGGAACGGTGTGGATTTGATCGCCTTGATGAAGTAAAGACTGTCCAGTTGAACGAGGGATAAAAATATTCATCTAAAGTAAAAATAATCATTTTTCTTATTGACACGGCCTCTGTTGTTTGTTATTATTGTCTCAACAATCAAACAAACACAATGGAGGCCATCATGGCAAAAGCAAATTTGACGCCCGAAGAAAAAGCTGACAAGATTCTTACCCTCACCAAACTTGCCGATCGTATCGGACGGCAACAGATCAAGTGCGATGCCATTCTTGCCAAGCCGCAGTTCAAAACGCTCGCCGATCTTCAAAAAGAAGCCGCTGCCTTGGCTGACGAGATTTTGGCTCCCGAGGAAAAGGAAAACTTCGGCGGTAAAGCATTCGTCCTTCAATTCTCCCCCGAGGCCGCCAAGACTTCCGTCGTCGGTGGTGTTGAAGGAATGAAACAGATCAAAGAACTTATCACCGAGGAAGAATTCTGGGAGAACATCACCTTCAACATCGGCGCCATTCGGAAGATCGTTCCCGAAGAGAAATTGAAGCCGCTGCTGAAAACCGTCAATGACGGTAAACGTCCCTTCAAGTGCAAGCCCATCACCGTCGCGAAAACCAAAGCCTCGAAGTAGGCAGGAGGATCGGATGTACTTTTTTGGGATAAGAGAAAAACAGTTTGCTCTGATGAAACATAATAGTGATCTCGTCGAGCATTGGTTTCCCCCGACGGTCACAGGAGCAATCGCCGTGAATCATAAGATGCTTGAATTGATGTCACAAGGTCATCATATCAATTCAAGCAGTGATCTCAATCACCCGGACGAGTTCCCGGAATTCGAAGAACATGCAATCGACATCGCCGCCGGATACTACGAAGGGGCGGTTGCTGCGGGAATTATCACGGTAATACCGGCACCATAAAGACATGGCCATGGGTGGCCGAGAGACAGGAACAAGAAAGGAGCACTTTTATGTGCAATGAAAGAAAGAAAGTCCGATTCAACCCGTTCAACGAAATCCCATTCCCCCAGATCAGCATTATGAGTCACAGTGGCGATCTCCTCACCGTCGGCTCGGCAAATGAGAGCACGGGCCGCTGGCCGGAGTTTCTATTCATCGATGATATGAAGTTCGAATTTAAGTTCATCCGACGTCGTCGCGGTTTGGAGAGAAAGTTCTTCAAGAGCAAGGCAACCTACTCGGCCGTGGCGGCATTCCCGGCAGCCGATGAATCGGGCAGCGACGAATCACCGTCCGATAATTAAAAACATTCTCTCGGCCACCCAATTGTAAAATTTATCGGAGGTTTATTTTGAAAGACGCTGCTGCTAAAATGTTGATTGTACTTGCTATCGGAATGTCACTCGGGTTTGCTATCGGTTCGCCCGGGAGCAACCCAAAAGAATCAACACCCACCCAACTGTCATACACGGAAATTCAGGAGAAGCTGTATAAGCGGGACGATGAGGTCGGGGACCTGAAGTTCAAAGTTTCTTTGCTTAATTCGTTCGTCAAGAACAACTGTGTCTGTAAAGACGAATAGAAAATATCCGGCCAATCTATTTCTAAATAAGTGGAGCTTCCTATGGGTAAAAAGAATACAGGACTAAAGATTTATGCCATCCGATACGGGGTCGGCTCAAACATCATGTTGAAACCGACCACCGAGGTTAAACATAAATACATCTGCACCGGACAGAGTCGGGCACTTGGATTGCCTTGGGGGATCGGTAGAGACGGGAAACATGAATCCCCGTATACGAAGGCCACATTCGAGTTGCGACCGGGTCCGCATCCTGAAGGTATTACATTAAAAGTTTCCCGGTGGGCCGATTCTATCGCATTCCTCGCCCCCACGCCGATTGATGGTGCAATCTGTGATACTTGCGTCGTTGATCCGAAAAAAATGGATAGCGAGGCACTTGAAACATTGCTTAAGACACTTCCTCTTGACCCGTCCGATTCTATTCCAATGCATCTCGTTTTTCTCCACACCGAGTGGAGAAAATCTTCTGTTAAGAAAAACGAGATGAACACAAATGAGCGTTGAGACCTTGTCAGAAGAGGCAATCAAAGAGGGTGTTGACTGTCGGTTGTTCGGCACTGATAAAGAGTGTCGCGGGTGTTCACAAAGACATCCTGATCAGGTGATGATAAGAAGAGGTAAAAATGACCGGCGAAACTGATCTGAAAGAAATAAAAATTGCCATCACCGGCGGCGACGAATCGACAAGATCTTCTGTCGAGAAAATGATAGATGATATCAATCTTGCTGGCCTCGTTCCACTAAAAATCACATTAATCAAACCGAGCTGCATCGGTCCATTACCACTTATATTAACATCAACGCCGATGGGGTCAGATTACTTCTATCATTCTTATGAACTACGGCGTCTTGAATGCCCGTTATGCGATGCGGGACATATCCCAACATCTCGGCAAATGCCGAGGCCGATATCATCCATAAGAATGATCGATTGGGGATGTGGCATTGAAAGCACAAGGCCTGAAGACAAGCCAAAGCCGCGCCCATGGGAAGGAAAGACATACGGCAAAAAAGGTATTGCTGGAGAAACCGGCCACCCAAAGCGGGACAGAAAGAAGAAGTCGAGATGATCGGTTCTATTGTATGTTGTTGGTTAAGATGGCGATACGACGGGAATGTATATGCGCTGAAGAATCCTATTGGGTATCATCCCACGTATTCACCGAAATCTCGGTGGTGGATTGCACTCTACAAAGTTAGATGTGTAATTTGGCGCATCGAGAATTGTCTGTTTAAGAAATACGGCGATGACATGCGAAATGCCTGGCTCCAAGATAGGTCAGGATCAAAGATTTCAGCGGGGCCGAAAGGCAAACCTTTTATCGGCAAACTTTTAACCCTCTTATTAATCATGATCTGTTTTCTCTGTGTCGCGTTCATTATCATGTGCCCAATAATCATGATGTAAAAATAATATCTAATAAAAATCATTCTAAGAAAAAAGTCTATTTTTTTCTATTGACATGATAGTGTCTTTTTGTTATTGTTGAACCAAGGAAACATAATCTTACTCAACAACCAACAGGAGACACGGCAATGAACAAAAATTATCGCACTTTCATAATGATGATCGCCTATCTTGACAATTGGGTCGTTGATGAAGATCGTGGTAATTTTTGTGTTACTATCGATGGGAAGGAAATTATCATTGACGCCGAGGTTATTCGTTTCGGTGAAAAAGAAGACAATGCCAAACCGAGCACGGATGAAGGTATTGACGAATTCTTCTCCGGGATTACAGTTGAAGAATATACGCTGAAAGCAATCAAGTCAGCAGCAATCGTTGCCGCGGACACATGGCCGATTGAACGCATTGACGGCGTACGGGTCATGGACACATACGGCGAAGTAAAGGTTATCAACATCTGTGCACTGCTTGATGTGATCCTCCCGGATTGGATGCGCGGTCTGCATGATTATGATGAACAGGGCGCGGTCATCGTGGAATGGGCAAAGAAGAACGGGGCCTACATCTACTCCCGGTGCCGTGAAGATTTTCATATCGGCAGCGCGGTTACTGAAGCAATTGCTGATGGAAAGAAAGTTGTTATCATTGAGGATATGAGCTAAGGAGTGTATATGACACCGCTTGATTTTGGGGTATTACTTATTAGTATAGTGTCCTTTATTTTCGGATGCTATATTATGAACAAAACAGATTTGGGACCGTTGGCCGTATTTCCGCTTGGTTGTGGTATGATCGGTTTCATTTATGCAATGTCACGACTATTTGGAGTAACCATCTGATGCGAGACGAAATGCTTCAAGAAATACTGAAGGAACTCAATTTGAATACCGACGGTCCTCTTTACCGTCATTCATGTAGTGAATGTAATTACATGGCAACGGTTGAATATGAGGGCGTTAAATATGACCTCTATTACTGTTTCTTTGAAGGTAAGTATGATATCTTCAGTGCTCGCTTCGGAGACAGTTACGATGAACTGGCTTATCGCGGTTCCGGGAGAATCGATCGCCGCTTCGAAAAATACTTCTATATTCTCAACGTCACCGAGCGACTTGCTGTTGCAAAGGATTTAATTGGCAAGTCGCGGGAGGAAATAAGAAATATGAAATCAAGAGAGTCGAAATAAGGAGAGCGATCATGGCGAAACCTGGTGGATATTACTATCGTCGCGAGGAGATTTTAGTTGATGAGGCTGACTTGATTATCAAGGCCGCGGAAATGCCAGTGAAGAGAAGCATCAAGGCGAAGCTTGTCACCATCTCTTACGTTGATATGAAAGCCGCCGTTGAGAAAGCACTGGGAAGAGAATTCACGTATGGCTGCCACGGAAACATCTTTGATATTTCTCGGCATCCCGCTGATTCACCGTATGCCGAAAGGAGATGGAGATGAAATATGTTCTATGAAGAACGAATCATAGGTGGGGTGCTTCATTGGCGCAATTTACCAATGGGACCTTGGACGCCCTTTACACAGGAGATGTTAACGACACGTCTACAAAAATTAGAGGATGCACACAAGAGTCTCAAACAAGATCTCGCACAGACGGCTTCTATTCTTGGAGATGTTACCTATCTTCTCGAGTACTTTCAAAGAGAATCGCGTCTATGTATCAATTTTGGGCATAACCTTCAACTTTTACATCGCATCGAAAGTGGTGCACATCACTTCCTGAAGGAATGAAATAATTTCAGTTGACATTCATTCTCATTTAGTTTAAAATACACTCATAATCAAACAACGAGAGGAACAAAAATGGATATGTTCATCTGTGTGTTGCCAATTTTATTAACAGTAGCCTTTATTGGTTATATTGGCTTTGCTGTCGGGGGTATCTATGCCTTACTGAATAAGAAGGTCAAGAAATATCGTAACCCAACACCGACGGTTGACATCATCGCCCTCGACAAAGATTCGCGCATCATGCTCATCAAACGAAAGAATGCCCCGTTGGGTTGGGCACTTCCCGGCGGCTTCGTTGATCTCGGTGAATCTTGTCCCGCCGCGGCTGTCAGGGAACTCATGGAGGAGACAACAACACCGATAGAACAAGATGATCTTTATCTCCACGGCGTTTATAGTGACCCGAAACGCGATCCTCGCCAACACAACATATCAATCACATATGTCTGCATAAAAAGAATTGACCCGAAGAACGTTATTGCCGGAGACGATGCTGCTGGATTCGATTTCTTCCGTTATAACGAACTTCCAGAATTGGCATTTGATCATGCCGAGATTATCAATGACTTCTATGATAAGGAGTTCATAAAATGAAAAGGAGCCTAACCGCCTATGACAGAAGGAGACCTATGTAAAACATACGAGACATTACATTTCAATTTGTTCTCGGGCCCCGGTGCAGGCAAGACATTGACTGCTGCCGAGGTCTTTGTTTTGTTTAAGAAACAGCATGTAGTCAGTACTCTCGTCGGTGAATTTGCAACAGACGCAATTAACAGCGAAGAACTTGCCGCATTTAAAAGCCAACCATACATCTTCGGTAATCAATTCCACAGAATGAATCGAATAGACGGCAAGTATCAAATTGCTGTGAATGACTCTCCTCTTCTGTTACAATTCATCTATGCTGCTGATGATCCAACTCTATGTCAACTTGCCTGGGAAAAGCATCATTCATTCCGACACGTAAACATCTTCTTAAATCGTGGAGATTGGCCCCATAGCATGATTGGTCGTTTGCATGATCAGGAGCAGTCTATTGCGGTTGACAATCAGATTCTTGAATTCTTTGAACAACGAGGGATCGAATACCATACCGTGGGTTCCTGTAATGCGGCTCAGGATATTTTTAAAATTGGAATGAATATTCTATCAGGGAAGTGAGGAGACAATGCCAAAGGATAAATCAGGTGTGGAAGAATTCTTTGATCGTATCTTTTTGACTAAAGAACAAATCGGATTGGTGCATGCTTTACATCAAGTCAGAATTCATGATATGGAACTCACAAGAGGTTATGTTCTTTATGAACTGATTATTTGGGGCCGCTGCGCTACGGGAATGGATGGATTCACTAAACGGTCTTATGCAAGTTTTGCATTAGAATTAATGGCGGGAATGTCTGATCCAGAATTTGCTGATGCCATGAATGAATTTAGGTTTCGTGAACGCGCGCTTTATGAACCCCTGCAACCACCGACGAATGTTGCAATACTGAAGAGGAAATCATAAGGAGCAAAAAGTCATGATAGAAAGAGTCGTAAACAGAGACCCAATTGTTTTAAGAGGATGCAGCTGTAAATGTCCTTTCTTCCACAGAGGTTATGGACTGGGTCATGATAGTGACTGGTCATCATGTCAAAAGGAAGAAAGATTCATCCATGAATATAGAAACGATTATGATGGTCCTTTCCCGGAATTCTGTACTCTCCCACCCAAATAACAATTGACACAGATGAATGAATTTGTTATAATAGCTCTCCATGAATCAAAGGAGTATATATGAATATTTTTATTGAAGGGCGAAAGTACATATGTCCACTGTGTAATGAAATTGTGTTTGGCGAAAACATAAAGACACATATGATAAGAATTCATGCAATATCCGATGACATTACCGACGAACAGTTTGAGGAAAGATTTTTACTTTACACCTTCCCTCTTTAAATCCCACATTATCAGGTCCCTCAAATAAATAATTTTAAATTTATTTGAGGAGACAAAATAATGTTGTGTGAATGTGGTAAAGAGATCAAGACATTAAGCAAGTTTAATCTTAATCGTAGTTTAAAAAATTACGGAAGACAGCTTTGTAGGAGTTGCAAACAACGGGAGCAGTATAAAAATGGTTCTCGTAAACCAGCCGAACAAACATTTTGGAAAGCACAAAAAGGTAAAAAGATCGAAGAAATCGTCGGGGAAGAAAAGGGAAAAATATTTCGGGAGACGATGAGCAAAGCAACAATGGGGGAGAAGAATTCAAACTTCGGAGGAAGTTATTTTGGTCCAAGGTTTTTAGAAAAAGGACAAACGTTTGATGAAGTATATGGGCTTGAAAAATCACGCATTATTAAAAAGAAGTTGAGCGATGCACAAATTGGCGAAAAGAATAATATGTTTGGGAAGCCAGCACCACGCGGTTCTGGCAACGGTTGGAGTGGTTGGTTTAAAGGACATTACTTTCGTTCAATCATGGAATTATCATATCTGAAATATCTTTATGATAATAACATCGAATTTGAGATTGCCGAAACAAAGAAACACGCCATTCCTTATCATATGGATGGGGCAGAACGAAATTATTTCCCCGATTTTTATTTAAAAAATAGCGATGTTTATATTGAAGTAAAACCCGCGTCATTATTAGGTGCTTATACCAATCGTCACAAATTTGAAGCCGCAAAAAATAAATTGGGTGATAGTTTTATAATAATCACAGAGAAAGACATGCATATACTAAAAACGGATGATATAGTTGAAATTTTTAATAGAGGCGATATTGTTTGGTTAGATCGTTATGACGAAAAATTTAGGGAAAGGTATCTATAATGAATATTTTTTGTGAAGGGCCAGATCGAGTCGGTAAGAGCACACAGGTCAACAGACTCTATAAAGAAATTGCAGCTCGTGGTATGTATCCTTTCATCCTACATTTTGCAAATCTCGGAATTCCTGAAAAGGATCACTGCATAAAAAAATCTGAAATGTTATATCGGCGAATGTTTGACATCATTCGTTTGAATAAAGGTGGACTTGGTACAAACGGTTTCATTCTTGACCGCAGCCACCTCGGTGAATGGGTCTATGGTAAAATGTATCGTGATTATGATGCTAACTTCATATGGGAACTTGAAGAGGATGCAAAATATCATGATGAGGGAAATTGGAATAAAAATTATCTCATTACATTCATTGACCAACCGCTTAACCTCATTTCACGAGACGATGGTCTATCATTTTCTACAAGGATGAAAGAGAAGACGGTTGAGGTTGATCGATTCATCGATTCTCATCAACGTTCTATCATTCCGAACAAGATTCTCATCGACATCAATGCCACAAACGAACAGGAAGTTTGGGAACAAGTCAAATCATTCATATGGAAAGAAGGGAACTAATTAATGGAAGACCAAAACGAAGACCAAAAGGATTACATCGTCCTGCTTGAAGAGGGCGCAAAGATTCAAGAGGAATTGAAGGTTGATCACCAAAGCAGGATGTCACGTGGTCGTAAACTGTTTAAGATGATGTTCGGTCAAAAACCAGGCGTCTTTGCATTCGTCAAGGACCTCGTTTACTACAAGGGTGGTTATCCGAAAGATACCACACCGCCGAAGATCGAACCGTTCCT